TGCGTATTACTATGAGCAATGGCCTTGTTGTGGAGAGGAAGGGAAAGAACAGCGCCCTTAAGGTCACGGATCCAAACGGAGAGAAGGGTGGCCAGCAGCTCCTTAATGACTTTGTGGAGCAGTTCGCCCTTAACCTTCCGAAGTTCATGGAATCAACCTCAAAGGAAAAAGCTCAGATTCTTCTTAAGATCATAGGAGTAGGGGACAAGCTGGTTACGTTAGAGAGAGAAGAGCAGGAGCATTATAATGAGCGGCTTACCATTGGTCGTATAGCTGACCAGAAAGAGAAGTATGCCAAAGAACAACCCTATTATAATGATGCACCGGCGGAACTTGTATCTGCGTCAGAGCTCATCAAGAAACAGCAGGATATCCTGGCGCAGAACGGGGAGAACCGGAGAAAACGGGAAAGTCTCCATCAGCTTGAACAGGAAGACCAGAGACTTATGGAGCAGATCCAGGAGTTGCTGAAGAAACAGGAAGCAGTCCGGGCTGATCTTACCTTTGCCAGAATGGATGCCAAGGATTTAGAAGACCAGTCTACTGCAGAGCTGGAGCAGAACATTTCCGATATAGAGGAAATCAACCGGAAAGTACGGGCGAACCTTGATAAGGAAAAAGCGGAGGACGACGCCAAAGAGTACCGCAGGCAGTACGACCAGCTTACCAAACAACTTGATAACACACGTGATACAAAGAATGACCTTCTTAAAAAGGCAGCACTTCCTTTGCCTGGACTGACAATCAAAGACGGTGAGCTGGTTTACGAGGGCCAGCAGTGGGACAACATGTCCGGATCTGATCGACTGAAAGTATCCACTGCCATAGTTAGGAAGCTTAATCCGGAATGCGGTTTCGTTCTCCTGGACAAGCTGGAGCAGATGGACCTTGAAGTACTTAAGGAGTTTGGAGAGTGGTTGGAGGCAGAAGGCCTGCAGGCCATTGCAACCCGGGTAAGTACCGGGGAAGAATGTTCCATCATTATTGAGGACGGATACGTGGCAGGCCAGGAGCACCCACTCATGGAAGATAAGAAAACAGAATGGAAGAAAGGAGTATTTTAATGCAGATTATCAGAGGAAAATTACCGGGTGCTAAGAAAATTGTTGCGTATGGCCCGGAAGGAATCGGCAAATCAACGTTTGCTGCACAGTTCCCGGATCCGGTATTTATTGATACTGAGGGAAGCACTAAGGATATGGATGTGGCAAGGTTTCCGGAGCCCAGTAGCTGGACCATGATTTTAGAACAGGTTTCAGCGGTAATCCGGACACCAAGCCTTTGTAAGACTTTGATTATTGATACGGCAGATTGGGCGGAAATGCTTTGTACTATCAGTGTTTGTGATAAGAACCATAAGAGCAGTATTGAAGAGTTCGGCTATGGGAAAGGGTATACATATATTCAGGAGGAGTTCGGAAAGCTTTTGAACCTACTTACTGATGTAATAAAAGTCGGAATCAATGTTGTACTTACAGCTCATGCAAAAATGCGGAAGTTTGAGCAACCGGATGAGTTAGGTGCTTATGACCGATGGGAAATGAAGCTGAGTAAAGGCGTAGCTCCTATGGTAAAGGAATGGGCGGATATGGTCCTCTTCTGTAATTATAAGACGATGGTTGTCAACGTGGATGGACAAGGCGCCCAGAAGGGCAAGAACAAAGCTCAGGGCGGCAGACGTGTTATGTACACGACCCATCACTCCTGCTGGGATGCTAAGAACCGGTATGGGCTCCCTGATGAAGTTCTATTTGAATATGATGCCATTCGTCACATTGTTGAAGAATCGACAGGTCCGGCAACACCTGCAAAGGAAGAGCGAAAAGCAGCCCCATCCACTTCACAGACGAGGCAGGAAGAATCCGGGAGTACAGTCAGTAAAAGCATTCAGGAGCCTCCAAAGGAAGAGAAGACAGCTCCGCCGGTGGATACAAAGTCAGAACCTATGAACCCCCCAGATGTAAAAGTGGATGAGAAGATTCCTAAAGCCCTCCTGGATCTGATGATACACAATCAGGTTGACGAGTGGGATATCCAAAACGTAGTGGCTGCCAGAGGATACTTCCCCGCAGATATGGCGGTCGCTGATTATCCGCCGGACTTTATCTCTGGTGTGTTGGTAGGAGCCTGGGATCAGGTATATCCCATGATTAAGGAAATGAAAGAAAAAGACAGCTTAGTGTTTAATTAAGGAGGAAAAATAGATGGCAGATTATGAAGCAAAAGAATTAGGTTGGGACGATGAAGTGGAAAAAGGTGAAGGGGGCGGGGACTTTGTCCTCCTTCCTCCTGGAGATTATGATTTCACTGTAGAATCTTTTGAACGTGCAAGACATCCAGGCGGAGATAGATCTCCTGAATGTAACAAAGCAATATTAAAGTTGAGAATTGATACGCCAGAGGGGACTGCTCTTATAACAGAAAGTCTGCTTCTTTACGATAAAATGCAATGGAAGATTGCACAGTTCTTCCTTTGCATTGGTGAAAAGGAAGTTGATGGCAAGGTAAGAATGAACTGGCCAGCAGTTCCCGGAGCTAAGGGAAAAGCTACAATCGAGGTAACTCCAGGCAGAGATGATCCAAGTAAAAAGTTTAACCATGTAAAAAGGTATCTTCCATATGAACCTAAAAAATTTAAAGCAGGGACATTTTAACTATGGAGCTTAGACCATATCAGTCAGAGGCAAAGGCTGCTGTTTTTGAAGAATGGGACAAGGGCGTCAAACGGACGCTCCTGGTCCTCCCCACCGGATGCGGTAAGACAATCGTATTTGCCAAGGTAACAGAAGATTGTGTCCGCAGGGGGAACAGAGTGTTGATTCTGGCCCATCGGGGAGAGCTATTGGATCAGGCTGCCGATAAGATCGGAAAAGCAACGGGCCTTGGGTGCGCTACCGAGAAGGCAGAGGAAACCTGCTTAGGGAGTTGGTTCCGGGTTGTAGTCGGGTCCGTCCAGAGCCTAATGAGAGATAAGAGACTAAAACAATTCCCGGTGGATTATTTCGACACCATCATTATCGACGAAGCACATCATTGTTTATCTGACAGTTACCAAAAGATTTTAGATTATTTCAAAGGAGCCAACATTCTAGGTGTTACGGCCACTCCGGACCGGGGCGACATGAGAAACCTGGGTGAATGTTTTGACAGTCTGGCTTATGAATACACGCTTCCCAAAGCAATCAAGGCCGGATTCCTATCCCCAATCAAAGCTCTTACTATTCCCCTGCAGCTTGATCTATCAGGTGTTGGTATGCAGTCCGGGGACTTTAAATCCGGAGATCTGGCAACGGCCTTGGATCCATATCTGTATCAGATAGCGGATGAAATGGAAAAGCATTGCAGGGACCGGAAGACTGTTGTATTCCTTCCTTTAGTTAAGACAAGCCAAAAATTCCGGGACATTTTGAATGAAAAGGGTTTTAAGGCCGCCGAGGTAAACGGGGACAGCAAAGACCGGGCGGAGGTCCTGGCAGCCTATGATCGGGGAGATTATAACGTATTATGCAACTCCATGCTTCTTACCGAAGGCTGGGACTGTCCAAGTGTAGATTGTATTGTAGTCCTGCGGCCGACGAAGGTCCGTAGTCTTTACAGCCAGATGGTAGGGCGTGGTACCAGATTATTCCCAGGGAAAGACCATTTATTATTATTGGACTTTCTATGGCACACAGAACGTCATGAGCTTTGCCACCCTGCAAGTCTGATCTGTCAGGATGAGGAAGTCGCAAAGAAAATGACTGAGAACATCGAAAAGGCTGGCTGCCCTATGGATATTGAAGAGGCAGAAAAACAGGCGGCAGAAGATGTTGTCGCTCAAAGAGAGGAAGCCCTTGCAAAGCAGCTTAAGGAAATGCGGAATCGCAAGAAAAAGCTGGTGGATCCGCTGCAGTTTGAAATGAGTATCCAGGCGGAGGATTTATCTGGATATGTGCCGGCCTTTGGTTGGGAAATGGCACCCCCATCAGACAGCCAGAAAAGAGAGCTTGAAAAGCGGGGAATCCTCCCTGATCAGATAGACAATGCTGGAAAGGCCAGCTTAATCCTGGACCGTTTGCACAAGCGGCAGGAAGAAAATTTGAGCACACCAAAGCAGATCCGCTGCCTGGAAAAGTACGGATTTCAGCATGTGGGAACGTGGAACTTTGATTCTGCCAAAAACATGATTGACCGTATAGCAGCGGCAGGTTGGAGAGGAGCACCCTCCGGCGTGAATCCGCAGGAATATATACCGGAATAAGGAGACTTGAAACATGGATAGTACATACGACCTCATGGAGGTCCTAAATCATATAGACCCCTCAGAGCTTGATTATCAGGGTTGGGTTAATGTTGGCATGGCTCTGCAGCATGAAGGGTATTCCGTTGATGTATGGGACCGCTGGAGCATGAATGACCGGCGTTATCACGCAGGGGAGTGTGAGCAAAAATGGCGGGGCTTCCACGGGGCCGGTACTCCGGTGACAGGTGGAACCATTGTCCAGTTTGCCAGGGAACAGGGGTGGACACCTCCCTATGATCCTGGGACAGCCCTTGACTGGAATGATACTGTGTCAGCAGAAGGCATGATTGTTGACAGCAGCTGGGTAGAGGCCAGGGAAGTGCTTCAGCCAAAACATTGGAACCCAGCGGTGGAATTAATAAAATACCTGGAAACACTTTTTGAAGCCGGGGAAAATGTAGGTTATGTCGTAAAGAGCTGGAAGAAAGAAGAAAAAGGCAAGGAAAAGTGGGTGCCTGCTGATAAGGGAGCCTATGGCCGGACCGCAGGAAAGTTGATTGAGCTTTTGTCACAGTGCAATGGGGATATAGGCAGCGTGCTGGGGGATTATGATCCAGAAGGTGGGGCATGGATCCGATTTAATCCTTTGGATGGGAAAGGTGTAAAGAATGACAATGTCTCTGACTTTAAATACGCCCTGGTGGAATCGGATTTGATGGACATTGAAAAGCAGCACGCCATTATCCGGGAGTTAGAGTTGCCGGTTGCCTGTCTGGTCCATAGTGGAGGGAAAAGTCTTCATGCCATTG